CATAGCGAGGCTTTCGGTTTGGTGGTGGCTCGTATGACTATCACCTTCAGTGATAGGGGGTGTAGTCCAACATTGGACTTGTGGTTCACCTTTGGTGAAAAGATTAGATGCATCAACCTTGTAACTTCGTTACAAAGCTGTATTGTTGACCTTTTACAATCATACTTCGTATGGCAACTGATACCATAACAGTTGTTTACAACTGAATTGCCGGATTACTTACTGCATATTCTATGCAATATCAAGGGCTTACTCAGATGGCTCCCTAATGAGGCGGCTGGTTGCGCATAATGCAGAGGCATACACGCCTTAGATGAGGGGGTAGGCAGGAGCCACCGGGGGGTAGCGTAGATATGTATACACATAAATACACAGATCAGGTAAATTGACTGTTAACCACAAGAGCAACTGTCAATACCTATATGCACAAGCATTGTGCAACTGCCTAAATAATAGGCAACTGTAAGGGGGTGTATGGACCATTTGAACTATTTTGCAAAAGGGGGGTTGACAGCCTATAAAAAATCTGTTATAATTATGTATAACTAAACACACTTAAAGTGATACACTTAAATGTTATATAATAATTCTTAAAAAACTTATTAACTATAACACTTAAATGTACATAAGTTAGTCCCTACTAAATTTTCTTTGTTAATGCACTCTAAGTGATAACACTTATAGTGTATCCCTACGTGCAAAGATTATCCGTGCTATACAAAGAAAGTTCTTGACAATGGCAAAGAAATCTGTAAAACTATACACAGATAATGTTCTTGAAGCATTCTACGATGCTATTCGTAACAATTCATTAGACCGACTGCATATACCTCATAGTGATGTATTCTATGTGCGTAGTGCAGTCGAAGCCCATTACGGGCGTTCATTTACTTTGAAGCACGTAGAAGATGCTATGCGAGCAGAGGGATGGACAGAGAAAGATGAATAATGGTTTCACTCTTCTTATACCTATCCGTAATCATAACTCCTGCTGGTGAAGTAAAAGCCTTCAGCGATGTTGTACAGGAATGCCCTAGCACAGAATATGTGATACAGTACCATGAGGCAATGGTAGATGCTGGCGATATAGTTGACTGGCGAGCAAGGTGTACTAAGGTTGACTTAGATATGGCTATGCCAAAAGATAAGGTAGGGGTATAATGGCAATACCTGAACGTGTCAAAAACAAAATGAAAGAAGAAGGTCTGTCTGGCGTTAACAAACCCAAACGGACACCCAAGCACCCAACTAAGTCACACTGCGTGATGGCATCAGAGGGTGGCAAGTATAAATTTATACGCTTCGGTCAGCAGGGCGTAAGTGGTGCTGGCAAGAATCCTACAAGTGCTAAAGACAAAGCACGTAAGAAGTCATACTACGCACGACATAATGCGCAGGGTAAACCTACCACTAAGCTGTCTGCGAAATATTGGTCACACAAAGTTAAATGGTAATATAGGAGATATACCGATGGGACTATCAAAATTATTAAGGGCAGCATTAACGGTTAATCCTTTAGCTAGAACTAATAATGCTAAAAAGTTAGCTACTACTAGAACGCAGCTTGAAAAAATTTTACAGGAAGGTAGTGAGGCTACTGCTGCCGAAAAAAAGAAAGCACGTGCTAAACTTCAGCAAATGGATAAAGTAGAAGCTGGTGAAAATGTGCAACGTCAAGCAAAGCAATCTAAAGCTGCTCCAGAGGGCGCAACAAAAAAGAAAAAACTAGCACCACCAAGTTTAAAAAGTTTAGAAGGACTACCTGATAACTTTAGTATAGGTGGTATGGCTACCAAAAACTATGTGAACCCAGTTAAAATTGTAGACAATAGAAAGAAAAAGTAATGGCTGATAAACTATCTGACAAATCTACGTCCCAACTAAATGCTATGTTAAATAAAGGTAGCGGTGCGTCACAAAAAGAAGTACGTGCTGCTATTACCGAATTAAAGAAGCGTGGTGAAGATACACCGCCGCCTTCTCTTGTAATGGGTGGGCGTAGAGAAATGTCTAAGGGCGGCAAGGCTACCAAGAAAGTACCTGTCATCTCTATCGGTATAGGCATGGCTGAAATGCCTAAAGGCAAAGCTAAGATGATGCGTGGCGGTATGTCAGGTGGCAAGGAACATATGTACGCAGCAGGTGGTATGGTTAAAGATAACCCCGGCCTGAAGGCACTCAAAGCTGCCAGCCCAGAGGCGTACAAAAAAATTACTGGCAAGTAAATGCATCCAGTAGAAGCTGACATACGTAAGTGGTCGCACGACTTCCTAGAAGTATCAAATAAAAAACTTAACGGTCTACCACCCTGCCCCTATGCTAAACAAGCGTGGTTAGATGATAAGGTATCCTTCAGTATCAATACAGGGCTGGAAGGTTTAATAAAAGAAGTGACCATCTTTGAACTGCACGACTATGACATAGTAGTGTGGGCAAATCAATACCTACCTGACATGGAATACCTAGATGGATATTGTGATGGCATAAACGAAGCCATGTCCATAGCAGGTAAAGATATGCACCTCATGGTGTTTCATCCAGACTATGACGCTGAAGAGGCGGGTCTGGATTTCCTAATTGATGAGGATGCAACAGATGAAGGTCTTGTGTACTGCATGGTGTTTGTACAGAGACTGTCTACACTAGACGATGCAGCATTAAGTCTGGAGAAGTCTGGGTATTACGAACACTTTCCAGAGGAAGTGTATAAGAGTCTAGTATTAGATAGAAGGGAACTTAGAAATGGCACAAGATAAAAATGATAGTGTTGGCGCACGTATTCGCCGTGAAATGAAAGAAATGGAATCACGGTTAAAGGATCAAGGTTTTGATAGAATGGAAATTCAACAATTGATGCGTGATTACTTTGCTAAAGCTACACCAAAGAAAAAACAGCCAGTTAAAAAAATGACTGCAGCAAGAGGCGGCATGGCTAAAAAGAAAATGATGCGTGGTGGCTCAGTACAGCCAAAGCGTATGCGTGGTGGTGGTATGGCTAAAATGGCTAAAAAGAAAATGATGCGTGGCGGGGCTGTCAAAAAGAAATGAGAAAGCAAGCAGTAAAATATTTTGGATGGGCTTTGCTCTATATGGGTAAACCCTTTACCCGTGTAGGCAACTGGTTTTGGAAGATGCACAAGCGTGTATTAGACTGGAACGATAATGCCTGATCTTAGTGTATCTAAATTTACCACGGAAAGTAAAACAATAACTAGCACCTCTGCTGATGCAAGTGCTGACGTTGTTTATACTGTGCCGGATAACTATAGTGCTATTGTTAGATTTTTACATCTAAGCAATGGTACTAATAGTAGTAAGAAAGCATATCTACAGTTTTATCATAACGATGATACATCATATCATTATCTTATAAATGGTTTAAGTATGTCCGGTCATTCAACCCATGATGTAGTGTCTGGTAACTTTTTTACACTTCATCAAAAAGATAAATTGTTAGCATATAGAGATAGTGGTATGACTTTAGATGTTACAGTATCTGTAGAAGAATATTTTGATCCGGCAAGGTAGTAATTATGGCACCTAGAAAAAAAGCAGCACCTGCAAAGAAAAAAGTACGTATGTCAAAAGGCGGTTCTACCGTAAACGCTGCAGGTAACTACACAAAACCTGCAATGCGTAAGCAGCAGTTCCAACGTATTAAAGCTGGCACTAAAGGCGGCGGCGCAGGTCAGTGGTCAGCACGTAAAGCGCAAATGCTTGCGTCTGCTTATAAGAAGGCTGGCGGTGGCTACAAGTCTTAGCGTTGTAATGTTCTGCGTCATAACTGCCAATGCAGTAGAGGTAGAAACAAAAGTGCATGACACCCATGCGTGGCTGTCTAAATGTCATGTGGCATTGACGGAGCATGGGTTTGACAACACAAGGGAAGAGTGCTTTTGCACAACAGTGACACCAAATGCCAACGAAACTCAATGAGAATACAGAGGTTGCATTACCTCTACGTAATATCATAAGCATGGTCGCTGCCGCATCTGTGGCAACGTGGGCATACTTTGGTATTATAGAAAGGCTGAATCAGTTAGAGACTAACATCACTATGATGAAGGCTGACTTGGAACAGAATACAGAGTTTCGCATTAAGTGGCCTCGTGGTGAGATGGGTAGCTTACCAGCAGACAGTGAACAGTTTATGTTGATTGAGCATATAGCTAGTGAACTAGAAAAGTTGCAGAATGAGATAGAAGGTGGCAAAGCACCGTATGACCAGCAACAAAAACTAACGCTAGAGTTTTATGAGAAACGGATTACTAGTCTTGAAGAGAATATAGAGAAGTTGCGGAACGGTGGTTGAACTTACTTTTGTTTTATTATTGGTAATGAATGGTGAGAAGGTTGAATACACACCGTACCCTTCGCTTTCCGAATGCCTTTCTATCCGAAGAAAGATACATCGTAATGTAGGCTATTCAGAAAAATGGTCTTGCAAAGAATTAAAAGTTAAAATAGAAGATGGTAATATATTGGAGATTGTAGAGTAAGCTATGGCACCACGTAATCATAAAGACTGGACAAAGAAACCTAAAGTAGAACACATCAATTCGCTTATATATTCTGACCACAGCCTATATGAGCAGGAGCAAGAAAACATATTTTCCAAAGTATGGGTGCCTATGTGCCACATCTCTGAGATGTACAACAAGGGTAACTTTAGAACAACGCAAATAGCAGGTGTAAATGTTATAGCATGGAACACAGGCGATGGCGTCAAAGCATATAGAAACCACACTATAAGTAAACCAAGTGGAACACTGGCTGTACCTATGGTATCACTTGAACCAGAACTACACTGCGAAATTAAACACGGCGGAATGGTGTGGGTGACACTAGACCCTAATCCAACACAAAGCGTAGATGAATGGACAGCAGGTGCGTTTGACTGTATTGCAGATGCAATTGATACTGAAGAGATGGAAGTGTTTCACTACCACAAGGCAGTAATAGACACTAACTACAAACTCTGGCACGATACTAACTCAGAGTTTTACCACGACTTTATGCATTACTTTAACCGTGTGTCAGGATTTAACGATGAGTACTTTGCTAGAAAAAATATCCCATTTGATAACGGACACGTCAACGTCAGTAGCTTTACAGTTAACTACGAAGAGTACGATGGTTTTGAAGACAGAGGAGAACTTAGTTTCCCTAACCTTCCACCTAACCAGTGGTATATGGTAGACTTGTTTCCCGGCTACAACTTTAACCTACGTGGCAGTGCATATCGTAGTGACAGCGTAACACCGCTAGGACCAAACAAAGTACTGATTGAGTTCCGTGGCTATGGCCTAAAGAAAGATACCCCCGAAGAAAGACAGACACGTATCAAACACCACAACTCAATCTGGGGGCCGTTTGGTAGAAACTTACATGAAGACCTGATTGGTGTCGCAGGTCAAGGCACTACAATGCGAGAAGGTACAGAACCCCGTAACATCTTGCATGGACGACATGAGAATAGCACAATCCACGATGAAGTAGGTATGCGCCACTACTACGCAGAGTGGTCTAAGTGGATGCAACTGGATGCTAGTAATCCCGCACTGGCAGCGTAAACAAATGACTATCAACCAACCAATGAGGAACAGAGATGATTGCAGAAGCCCTTGCGGGTATCGCACTGGTAAAGAGTGCCGTAGATGGTATTAAATCTACCATCAATACCGCCAACGATATTGGCGACATCGCAAAGTACGTAGACAATCTACTTGAGGGCGAAAAGCAAGTACAGCAACAAAGGGCTAAGAAATCTGGTAACAGTCTAGGCGACCAGTTTGGAATACAATCTGTAGCACAAGAAGTTATAGATGCTAGATTAGCGCAAGAAAAAATACAAGAGATGCGCACTATGATTGACTTACGCTTTGGCCCGGGTACGTGGCAAAGTATTGTAGATATTAGAACCAAGCGTATACAAGAAGCAAAAGAAGCTGCGCTGCAAGCAAAACGTGAAGCAATAAAGCGTCACAATGAAATGATGGAGAACGTAAAGATTGCCGCAGGTATAGGACTAATAGCTGCTATAGGTATAGGTCTTTTAATTTTTCTCTTGACAATTGTGTAGGATAATGGTATAACTTATTCATGGCATTAAAATCACCACAACAAAGTTTAAAGAACTGGACGAAGCAAAAGTGGAGAACCAAGAGTGGGAAACCTTCCGCCAAAACAGGTGAGCGTTACTTACCAGAGGCTGCTATCAAATCGCTTTCGCCGCAAGAATACGCCGCCACCACTCGTGCTAAAAGAGCAGGAACTCGTGCTGGTAAGCAATTCGTCAAGCAGCCTAAAAAGATACAAAAGAAAACGGCGCAGTTCAGACGGGGATCATAATGCTTAATTTACTTATTGGACCTATTGCTGAACTTGCTGGCACATGGATGTCAGGCAAGGTAGAAGAAAAGAAAGCCCAAGCAAAGACACGTGTAGCCAAAGCAGAAGCGGAAGCTATCGTGATGCAGAAAAAAGCTACGGGTGAAATTGACTGGGATTTGGAGATGGCTAAAGGTAGCGCATCTTCGTGGAAAGATGAGTGGCTTACTATTCTATTCAGCATCCCGTTAATACTAGCATTTATTCCCGGTATGGAAGAGGTGGTAGCAAATGGATTCCTACAGTTACAAGCAATGCCTGAGTGGTATCAATATTCCTTGGGCGTTATCGTTGCCGCTTCTTTTGGGGTACGTTCAGCTACAAAATTCTTTGGTAAAAAATGACGTACACAATGGAAAAGATTCTAGCGTGGAAGCTGCTACCTAGAGCAATGATGTTAGCTATGACATTGATGGCTTATCAGGTAGTGCAGTGGTTCATGGAATTAGGTCCAGCAGCTACAACACAGCAGACCGCATTTGTATCTACAGTAGTTGGTGCAATGACTGGTGCCTTTGCTGTATGGATGGGGCATGAACAAAAATGAAATATCGCAGAGAACATTTTATTGATGAATTAATCAAGCACGAAGGCTTGAAGCTACAAGTGTACAAAGACACTCTTGGAATTGATACTATTGGTATCGGACGAAACCTAGAAGACCGTGGTATTACAAAGCAGGAACTAGACGAATTAGACATCCCTAGTATTGACCATGTGTATGAGTATGGAATCACCGAAGCTGATGCGGTCTATCTAGCAACAAATGACGTGCAGATTGTCGAAGAAGAACTGGTACGTGCGCACCCTTGCGTGGACAGGTTGGACTCTGTACGTCAACTTATAGTTATGGATATGGCTTTCAATATGGGCGTACCTAGACTTTGTAAGTTTAAAAAGATGTGGGCTGCTATCCACGAAGAAAAATATGACATTGCAGCAAAAGAAATGCTTGACAGCAGGTGGGCAAATCAGGTAAAATCACGTGCAGTGAAATTAGCTAACGCAATGCACAATGGGGAATTTTAATGGGATACGTAACAAAATCAACTAAAGGTTCATCCACTGTAAAGCAGTATCATACAGGCACAAATCCTAATAAAAAATCTATAGCTGAAAAAATTAGTTTTGGAACAGGTAAAAAGAATAAACAATCATCCGGTTTTTTTGATATGGTTGTGAATTATGTAAAGGAAAAATTAGACTAATGGCTAGAGAACTTACAGAAAAGCAACAAGCATTTTTAAACGTCCTGTTTGAAGAAGCAGGTGGCGATATGGTAATGGCAAAAAAGATGGCAGGATATGCTGACACTTCTAGCACTTCGGAAATTGTTAAAGGTCTTAAAGAAGAAATCCTTGAGGCAACACAAATGTACATGGCTCGTAATGCGCCGAAAGCTGCGATGGCGATGACAGGTGCTTTGTATGACCCGACTGAGTTGGGTATTCGTGATAAGATGTCTGCAGCTAAAGAACTGCTTGACCGTGTGGGTCTGGTAAAGACAGAGAAGATGCAGGTAGAAGCAAGTGGCGGCGTTATGCTTATGCCACCTAAAGCTGTAGTGGAAGACGATGACTAGAAGCATAGGCAAGTGGAAGCTACCACAGCCAACAGACATCAAAGAAGAAAACGAATGGATACCCATCCCACGTATTGCACGTACTGTACCATTCGGATATAAACAGGATGATGAAGACCCCGACATTCTTCAACCTATCCAAATTGAATTGGACTTGTTAGAGAAAGCTAGACAGCACGTAAATCAATACAGCTACCGTGAAGTAGCTAATTGGCTGAGTACACAGACTGGCAGATACATCTCACACGTAGGGTTGAGGAAACGATTAAATAATGAGCGAAGACGTAAGAATCAAGCTGCAAGCCTCCGCAAGTGGGCAGAATATGCGAAAACGGCAATCGCCAAAGCGGAAGAAATCAGTAACCAAAGAACAGGCTCAAAAGCCGAAGGTTGAGATACAGGAAACTGTATCACCTGAATATGACAGCAGCGAGATAGAACAACACGCTAATGTTTTGTTCAAGCCAAACGAAGGACCACAGACAGAGTTCTTAGCGGCGGCTGAACGAGAAGTACTGTACGGCGGTTCAGCAGGTGGTGGTAAATCCTATGCTATGCTTGCTGACCCACTACGTTACATGGGGCATCCACAGTTTAGTGGGCTTCTACTGCGACATACAACGGAAGAGTTACGAGAACTCATATTTAAGTCGCAGGAGTTGTACCCGAAAATCTGGCCCGGTATTAAGTGGTCAGAAAGAAAAATGCAGTGGACTGCGCCATCTGGTGCAAGATTGTGGATGTCTTATCTCGACAGAGATGATGATGTATTGCGCTATCAGGGTCTAGCCTTTAGCTGGATAGGCTTTGACGAGTTAACACAATGGGCCACACCATACGCATGGAATTATATGCGTTCTCGTCTACGGTCTACTGCACCTGATTTGCCAATATTTATGAGGGCTACGACTAACCCCGGCGGAAGAGGTCATCACTGGGTCAAGAAGATGTTCATTGACCCTTCGCCATATAATAGAGCCTTCGATGCAACAGACACAGACACAGGAGAAGTTCTCCGCTATCCAGCAGGACATAGTAAAGCTGGAAAATCTTTATTCAAGAGAAGATTTATACCCGCAAGACTTTCTGATAACCCATACCTTGCGAATGCAGGTGACTACGAAGCCATGCTCCTATCGCTTCCAGAACAGCAGCGTAGGCAGCTTCTTGAAGGCGATTGGGATATTAAAGAGGGAGCAGCCTTTACTGAGTTTGATAGGCGGGTTCATGTTGTTGAGCCTTTTAGGATTCCTAGCAACTGGGTTAAGTTTCGGGCTTGCGATTATGGCTACGGTAGCTTTAGTGGTGTTGTTTGGTTTGCCGTTGCGCCTTCTGAGCAACTTGTGGTATATAGAGAACTCTACGTTTCTAAAGTCCTTGCCACAGACTTGGCAGATATGATTCTGGATTTGGAAGCGGAAGATGGCAATATTAAGTACGGTGTTCTGGACAGTTCTCTTTGGCATAAGCGTGGTGATACTGGTCCTTCTCTTGCGGAGCAAATGATTAGCCGTGGGTGTCGCTGGCGACCCTCAGACAGAAGCAGGGGCAGTCGTGTAGCTGGTAAGAACGAGATACACCGTAGACTACAGATAGATGAATTTACAGAGGAGCCTAGACTTGTTTTCTTTGATACTTGCACAAACCTCACAGCCCAACTTCCCTCAATACCGTTGGACAAGAAAAACCCAGAAGACATTGACACAAAGAGTGAAGACCACTTGTATGACGCTCTTAGGTATGGTATAATGTCAAGACCAAGGTTTAGTATATTTGACTACGACCCAATGGGTAGACCCGGTGGTGGTATGCAAGTCGCAGACTCAACCTTTGGATACTAAGGAAAAACGATATGAATGAAGATGAAATTATGATCGAAGACGATGCTATCGCACTGGAAGATAGCGACGATACATCTGTTTCAGACGTAGACGTAAGTAACATTATCCCGTTTGTGTTAGATCGTTATAAGCGATCTGAAGATTATCGTTATGATGACGAACAGCGTTGGCTAAAAGCCTACCGCAATTATCGTGGTTTGTATGGTCCAGACGTACAGTTTACTGAAACGGAAAAATCTCGTGTCTTTATTAAAGTCACAAAAACTAAGACGCTGGCAGCATACGGGCAAATTGTTGATGTCCTGTTTGCTAACCAGCGTTTTCCTTTATCTATTGAGCCTACTGAATTACCAGAGGGGGTTGTTGCCGATGTACATTTTGACCCTAAAGAACCAGAACAATTACGTGGTGAAACTGCTATTTCTAGTCCCTACGGTTTTGCGGGTGACGGCAAAGACTTACCGCCGGGAGCCACAGCGCAGTCCTTACAAGAAAAACTTGGGGTGCTGGAAGGCAAACTGGAACCTGTTGCTGACAAACTAAAAGAGGGGCCGGGTAAGACACCTACCTCTATTGCATTTAGCCCTGCACTAATTGCTGCAAAGAAAATGCAAAAGAAGATACACGACCAGTTAGAAGAATCTGGTGCCACTAAACATCTGCGTAATGCTGCATTTGAAATGGCATTGTTTGGTACGGGTGTTATGAAGGGGCCATTTGCTATTGACAAAGAGTACCCTAACTGGAATGACGATGGCGAGTATGACCCACTGTTCAAAACAATTCCACAAGTAAATCACGTATCTGTCTGGAACTTCTACCCAGACCCAGATGCTAACAATATGGATGAAGCACAATATGTGATTGAACGTCACAAGATGTCTCGTACACAATTACGTAACCTAAAGAAGCGTCCATACTTCCGTGGCGAAGTTATCAATGAAGTTATTGCTATGGGTGAGAACTACACCAAGCAGTATTGGGAAGATGACTTGGCAGACTATGCACCAGAGCATGGCGTTGATCGCTTTGAAGTGCTTGAGTATTGGGGCATGGTGGATACAGAACTGCTTGAAGAGCAGGGCGTAGATATTCCAAAAGAACTAAAAGAGTTTGATGAGTTGCAAGCTAATGTTTGGATATGTAACGGCAAACTAATGCGTATGGTTCTTAATCCATTCAAGCCATCTAAGATTCCATACTCCGCTGCACCATATGAATTGAACCCATATTCATTCTTTGGTGTAGGTATTGCAGAGAACATGGACGATACGCAGACACTAATGAATGGCTTTATGCGTATGGCTGTTGATAACGCTGTGTTGTCAGGCAACTTGATTGTTGAGGTAGATGAAACAAACCTAGTGCCGGGTCAGGACTTGTCATTGTATCCGGGCAAGGTATTCCGCAGACAGGGTGGCGCACCGGGTCAAGCTATCTTTGGCACAAAGTTCCCTAACGTATCTTCTGAGAACATGATGCTATTTGACAAGGCACGTGTACTGGCAGATGAAAGCACAGGCTTCCCATCATTTGCGCATGGACAGACAGGTGTATCTGGTGTAGGCCGTACAGCGTCAGGTATCTCAATGCTTATGGGTGCTGCACAAGGTAGCACCAAAACAGTTATTAAGAATGTAGACGACTATCTGCTTCGCCCACTTGGTGAAGGTTTCTTCCGCTTTAATATGCAGTTTGACTTTGACCCAGAAATCAAAGGCGACTTAGAAGTTAAGGCACGGGGTACAGAAAGTCTTATGGCTAATGAAGTGCGTAGCCAGCGTCTAATGCAGTTCTTGCAAATTGCAAGTAATCCTGCACTCGCACCCTTTGCTAAGTTCCAGTATGTAATCCGTGAGATTGCAAAGTCTATGGACTTAGACCCCGACAAAGTAACCAACAATATGGACGAAGCTGCACTGCAAGCAGAAATTATGAAGGGCTTCCAACAGCCAATGCAACCAGAGCAGGGTGGTATGACACCACCGCCGGGTGCAGATGCAATGGACCCAACAGGTGCAGGTGGTGGCAACGTAGGTACTGGACAGGTTCCTGTACCGGGTGAACAAGGATTTAGTGCGAATGGACAAGGAAATACTCAGCAAGCTGAAGGGGCTGGTCAGCAACAGCCGCCAATGGGACCACTTCAGTAATTACTTAGATGTGCTTATTGCACAGCAACACAAAGTATTAGAACAATCTGAGAATATGATTACTGTGCATAAGGCACAAGGTGCTGTTGAAGCACTGCGTAAGATAAGACGTTTACGTGAGGACGTAGCGCAAGCTGAAGGATAATACTATGGCTAAACGTATGGCAGAACAAATGGAACTCTTTGAGCCTGTAGAACGTGGCTTCAACGAAGGTGGCCTTATGGATGAAGGCGGTATGGTTGACGAAGAGTCAGGCAACGAAGTACCACCCGGTTCATTGCGTGAAGAAGTACGTGATGACATTCCTGCTCAGTTGAGTGAAGGCGAGTTTGTTTTTCCTGCAGATGTAGTGCGGTACATTGGCCTTGAAAACTTAATGCGTATGCGTCAAGAGGCAAAACAAGGCTTGTCGCAGATGGAAGCTATGGGTCAGATGGGCAATAGCGAAGAAGCTGTTGTGCAAGATGACTTGCCATTTGATATGTATGACCTTGACATTGATGATGAAGGCGAGTACAATAGTGATGAACTAAAGATGCAAGCAGGTGGTATGGTTCCTTCATACGATCCACGAACAGGTACGTATGCTATGCCGGGAACAGGTATAGCGGGTTTTCAACCAGCACAACAAATGCCTAATACTGGATATACTCCATACACAGGTACACAACCTTATATGCAACCTGTGCAATATACGGGGACACAATATACTACAGCAGATCAAACAACTAACATACCTACCTTTGGTCAAATGGTTGGTTCAGGCTATCAGGGTTCAGAGTTACGCACTTATGTAAATGATGCAGGTCAAGTATTACAGATACCTTTTGTAGATGGTAAACCTGTTTATCCTATTCCTGAAGGTTATCGTTCTATTGGCGACCAGACAGCATTGCCAGAAGAAGCACCCACCACTGTAACACCTACTGTTGGTCAGGCACAAGTGAGTGATGACGGTGGTAGAGATAATACTCTTTCAACAACTCCTACCACTAGTACTACATTAGGTAAAGTGGGTACGAGTTTATTTGGTCCTAGTACAGCGTATAATAAAGCTAAAGCAAAATTAGGTATGAATCAATTTGGAAGTACGAGCACAATTGCCGCTTTAGGGTCAACAGTTTTAGGTCTTGCTGAACCAAAAACAAAAGCAATAATGGGCAATGTAGCAAGAGATACAGCAATAAATAATTTTGGTTTTGATTCGTTGGATAACGCTACTACAGAACAACTGGATGCTATCGGTTACACAATGGATGCAGCAATGAATTTATCTGTAGAAAACACAAGTTTACTTCAAGCACTACAGTCTAAGACTGGTTTAAAAGCTGGTGCGCCTACAGCAGCAACTATTTCTAAATCAGCAGCTACTATTGCTGATTCATTAATTGGTTCGTATAAAGATGGAGACTTGTCTTTAGAAGACCTTAAAAATATTTCTGAAGTAGAAATAGATAGGGAAAGCGGTGCGTGGAAAGACCCGAAAGCGATAAAAGATTATGTAGATGCAGTGTTATCGCAAGAACTTAAAGATATTGAAGCTGGCGTAGTTGGAACTTCAAAAGAAAGCGGTCTTACTGCACAAGAGAAACGTGACAGAAAGTCAGCAGAAGTAAAAGAGGGTATTAAACAAGGTACATATGGATTTGATAAAGATGACCCTTCAGACACAGGCGGTAGTGTAGGTATTGGCGGTGGTAAAACCAGCACTGGTGCAGCCGGAACTGGTGGATTAGGTCCGGGTGGAATGGGCGGCACTGGAAGTAGCAGTACAGGTAAGGATAGCTACGGCGATAGTGGTGATTCAGCAACTGGTGCAAGTAGTCCTAGCGACAGGGGCGGCAAAAGCGGCAGCGGCGGTGGCGGCAGCAGCAGTAGTGGAACAGGCGGTTCTCATAGCAGGGGTGATACAGGAAGAAATACTGCTAGATAAAGCTGCGTGAGGGGCTTGTAAAACAACCTCACAATTAGTTGGCCTACCCATCCCCCACCCCGGCGTGGCTACGTTGGCCCCAACAAAAGGAAGTACAAACAATGGCAGAACAAGCTATTATGGCTGAAGAAATGAAGCCTGAAAAGAAGATTGCGTTTGCAAATCGTAAATATAGTAACGAAGAAAAACGCAAGATGGAAGAAGAAGAACTAGAACAGTTGATGAAAGAACAAAAGGGTGAGGTAGAGCAAGAGGCTACTGCTGAACCTGAAGAAGCTGAACCTGCAAACGCAGAAGAGAAAACATTTAAGAAGCGTTACTCTGATTTGCGTAGGCACCAGCAACAACAGGCTGAAGAGTTAAAGAAAGAGATTGAATCACTTAAATCTCAACTCAGCCAAGCTGCACAGAAAGAAATGAAACTGCCTAAGTCTGACGAAGACATTGAACAGTGGGCAGCAGACTATCCTGATGTAGCAGCTATCGTTGAAACAATTGCTATGAAGAAGGCACGTGAACAGTCAACAGCACTGGAAGAACGTATGAAAGCAATTGATGAGTTGCAGAATAGTGCCACTAAAGAAAAAGCTGAAGCAGAACTAATGCGGTTACACCCTGACTTTGGTGACATCCGTGACAGTGATGAGTTCCACGAGTGGGCAGAAGAGCAGCCTAAGTGGGTACAAGATGCACTGTATGATAATGACAATGACGCACGTTCTGCTGCTAGAGCCATTGATTTGTACAAAGCTGACATGGGCATTAGTAAAGACAAGCCCAAGACAGATAAAGCTGCAGCTAAGTCTGTATCGACAAAAGATTCACGTAGTAAGCCGCAGCAAAATGAGGCAACTACATATCTAAAAGAATCACAGGTACAAAAAATGTCGCCGCAAGAATACGAAAAGCGGTCTGACGAAATCATGGAAGCTATCCGTTCTGGTAAGTTTATCTATGATGTATCTGGCTCTGCTAGATAAAAGTGTAAAAAAAGGTTGACAAGCAGTTATTTTTACATATAACTATAGTCAGATAAGTGTAACTGAGATAGCTACTTGGTTACACTTATGATCAGCAAACAACAATAACCCTTTCGGATTACCTGATAAACATGGCCTGTTGAATAGTTGGGTGGCCACCTAACTAGAATACACACCCTACGTTGTTCAGCCTCTGCTAAGACTTGTAATGTTTGCATCTGTAAAGCTAATAACAGGAGATGGAAATGGCTTTTACTTCCGCTGCTGGATATGGGAACCTGCCTAATGGTAATTTCTCACCAGTAATTTACTCCAAACAGGTGCAACTTGCTTTCCGCAAGGCCGCTGTTTGTGAGGCAATCACCAACTCTGATTACTTTGGTGAAATCGCTTCAATGGGCGATTCAGTTAAAATCATCAAAGAACCAGAGATTACAGTTAAGGCATATGAGCGTGGTACTACAATCACTCCTCAAGACCTTGATGACGAAGACTTCAACCTGACAGTTGACAAAGCTAACTACTTTGCATTTAAGGTTGACGACATTGAAGAGGCACACTCACACGTAAACTTCCAGTCACTGGCAAGCGACCGTGCTGCGTATCGCCTTGCTGACCAGTTTGACCAAGACGTTCTTGGCTACTTGTCAGGTTACAAGCAATCTGCAATTCATGGCACACCAGACACAGTTAACACAACTGTTAACGGTTCTGTTGCTGTTTCAACTGCAGGTACAGACGAACTGTTGGCATCAATGAAACTCACTGGTACCGACTTCAATGACGGCGGTGGTACGCTGACAGGTGGCGAGGCAATCGCTATCAGCCCACGTACAGGTGCAGGTGCTGCTCCTTCAACTGCTGGTGACGCTAACCCACTTCAGGTTATCGCCCGTATGTCTCGTCTGCTAGACCAGCAGAATGTTGACACACAGGGACGTTGGCTTGTTCTGGACCCAGTGTTCATGGAAATCCTGAAAGACGAAGATTCACGTCTGTTTGATGCTGACTTTGGCGGTTCTGGTTTGCAGAACGGCGTTGTAAGCAACAACATTCATGGCTTCACCGTCTACTCGTCTAACAATCTGCCAGCCCTTGGTACAGGTCCATCCTTTGCGGGTGCCAACTCTGCTGCCAACTTTGGTGTGATTGTTGCTGGTCATTCATCTGCTGTTGCAACTGCAGAGCAGATT